GACAGTAAAGGATTTAATTATAAAGATCTGGGAAATTTGGTCAAAGAGGATCCCATAGATACATTCACATATGTCCAAACAAATATCAATGACTTAGATGAGTCCGGAGACACTGTAATTAAGGACTATCAAAAGATAGTCAAATACGACGTGATCAGACAAACAGACTTCTTAAAAAATGCAAGTGCAGGACTATTTAGGTCAAAACTTATCAATATCGATATTCTACGAAAAACGAAGAAAGAATTTGTTTACAATTACAGTTCATATCAAAGTAAGTTCAATAAGTTAAACTCTTCATCAATTAAAGGTGAAGTGCAAGGTGATTCATCAGTTTACATGTTGCAGTCCAGAAATGATCATGACTCTGACTCAGTGCTCTCAGATGAAAATCATTTACCGAAAAAAGTCAACAAGTTTTTAAATGTTAAGAAGTCATACCAAAGACATATTTTCAATACTGTGATGGAAGTGACGTTACCGGGAAACTCTGATCTCAACGTAGGTAACGTGATTGAAATTGTAATACCAAATGGAACAACTTTGAAAAAGAAAGAAAAGTCTGAAGATAAATACTTGAGTGGAAAATATATCGTTACCAACCTTAGACATAAGTTTGGTGGAAAATCACAATCAGAATACGTCACAATAATAGAGTGTGCGAAGGACACAGAAGTATGATACTAGGATTCAAAGAACATATCGATGTTAGAGACTATGAGCAGTTAGATGAAAAACTGATCATGTATGGTAACGGTGCCAAGTACGGTCAGGTTGTATTTCTTGCAGGGGGCGCAGGATCTGGAAAGGGATTCGCACAAAACAACTTCATGGAAGCAGACAAGTTCAAGGTATTCGACGTTGACGAACTTAAGAAACTGTTCATCAAGGTACGTAATCTAAACATGAACCTCAAGAACTCACAGGACGTATTTGATCTACACATGATGGTCAAGAAGTCCGGTGTGAAAGACGCACGTCTCAACTTGCTTGCAAAGTCCCTATCAGATGCAGGTAAGAAAGGTGTATTGCCAAACTTGATGTTTGATGTTACACTAAAAGAGATTGAAGACATCAAAGAGATGATGCCGATGCTGAATGCATTGGGATATGATGGTAAGAACATTCACGTCACGTGGGTACTGACTGACTATTATGTTGCAGTCCAAGCAAACCAAGAACGTGATCGTGTTGTGCCAGATAAGATTCTTCTACAAACTCACGTCGGAGCGGCAGAAACTATGTCGCAGATTATCAAAGGCAAACTGCCTCGTGGTGTCAACGGATCTGTCAATGTCATTCTGAATAATCGTGATCAGACGATTCCATTTAAAGACAAAGATGGAAAACCAATCAAGACTGCTAGTGGAAACATTGTAGTCAAAGACTTTACATATGTAACTCTCAAGAAACCGGGTAAACGTTTCGAGAATGATGCATCTGTAACAAAACAGTTGTGGTCATGGATCAGTAATAACGTTCCAAAGGACGCACTGAAAACAGTAAAGAAACCGGAGATGTAATATGCCATTACCAAAGAAAGGTCAACCAAAAGTCCTACAAGAAATTGTAGAACCAGAAACACAACCACAACCAGAGTTCTTACAAGAGATTAAAGAACCTGCGCATGAGGAAACTCTCGTTGAAGAAAACCCAAAAAAGAAAAAACCAAGAAAAAAAGTTCTCGGAATCTTTTGATCACTTAGCAGATGGGATTACGCAACAAGAGAAGAATAAAGAGACTCTTAAAAATGGTCTCCTCTCTTTTCTAAAATATATTGAGAACAAATGAGAAATTTCATCGGGACAGATACTGTCTGGTTTCTTGGTGTTGTCGAGGATATCAATGACCCTGTAGAATTAGGAAGGGTTAGGGTAAGATGCTATGGATGGCATACCGAAGACAAATCACAAATACCGACAGACTCACTGCCTTGGGCAGTTGTTGTTACGCCTACAACAAGTGCATCAGTATCTGGTATCGGTGAAACATTTGGACTTCTTCAGGGGTCATGGGTATTTGGTATTTTTATTGATGGGCAAAGAGCACAAGAACCAATGATCTTAGGATCGTTACCCGGTGCACCAACAACAATGCCAGACGGTAGTCTTGGATTTAACGACCCTGATGAAGAATATCCAAAGTATGTAGATGAGTCTGATATCAATAAACTTGCAAGGGGTGAGAATACAAAAACTCACACTGCCGACTCAGACATATCTGAACCAGAGTCTCCTTATGCCGCTGAATATCCTCACAATCATGTGATGGAAACTAAGTCTGGACATGTTAAAGAATATGATGATACACCAGATGCAGAAAGAATTCGTGAGTGGCATAAGTCAGGAACATTTTATGAAGTCGGTCCTGATGGTGATATCATTACACACATTGTCAGAGACAGATATTCAGTGGTACATCGAAATGATTCCATTCATGTAAAAGGAAATGTTAAGTTAGTCATTGATGAGAATTGCACAACAACGATTGGTGGAAACTGGGATGTTGATGTGGAAGGAGATATCACAATCGATGGCAGAACCATTAATCTTAATAATGGTACAAAAGGAGCAGCTCGTATTGATGACACAGTTGATACAGGAGATGATCCTGCAGGTATATCAGGAAGTGATGGATCAAATAAAGTAGAAACAGGATCTGAAACTGTATTTATTGGTGGTTGATATAAATAGTATTTAAGTTGGCACATAGTTATTATACACAGTGCAATAAATCATGTCAAGAGGTAATTTATGAATATTCATGATAATTTATTAAATTTGGTAGAAACGTATTCATCTGAATCTGAAAAGTTTGAAGGTGGGAACAAAACAGCAGGTACAAGGGCACGTAAAGCACTTGCTGAAATTTCTAAGTTGTGTAAAGAAAGACGTGCAGAGATTCAAAACCAGAAGAACTCAGAATAAATAGAGAAGGGACATGGCAGATACAATTTTTAGTGATCTTGACTTATCTTTCGTACAACATCCTGTTACGAATAAGTTGACAAGAAAACAAAATAGAGAAGCAGTAAAGCAGTCTGTCAAGTCTCTGATTCTTACAGATTACTATGAGCGTCCTTTCAAACCAACGATTGGATGCTCAATTCGTTATTTCTTATTTGAATTGTTTACCCCTCCGGTAAAACAGCAAATGGAAAATGCAATTCGTGAGGTTATTGATAATCACGAACCTCGTGCGGAAGTCATAGAGGTGCTCGTTGAAGAAAGACCTGACCTGAATGCACTCACAGTATCTGTTGCATTCTTTGTTAATAATGATCCGAATCCAGTAGTGTTAGACGTAATTTTAGAAAGAGTGCGATAATGGCAACATCAGCAAACAGTTACTTAAGAGTTACAGAGTTAGACTTTGAAGATATCAGAACCAACCTAAAGTCGTTCTTATCGACTCAGACACAGTTCCAAGATTATAACTTTGAAGGGTCTGCTATATCGACTCTATTAGATGTGTTGGCATACAACACACACTATAATTCATACTACATTAATATGTTGGCAAATGAGATGTTCTTGGATACTGCTCAACAGAGAGAATCTGTTGTGTCAAAAGCAAAAGAACTTGGATACGTTCCGGTCTCTGCTATTGGTGCATCTGCAAACATTAATCTAGTATTTACTGGTGTTGACAATTCGACTTCACAATTTACAATACCTAAGAATTCAAAGTTCACTACAACCATCGATGACGTTCAATACACATATGTGACACCAGAAGCATATACGGTTGTTAATGCTAACAATACATTTTCGAAAGACGTAACGATCAAAGAAGGTATTCCATTAACGCATCGTTTTACAGTATCTGATTCTAAGGCACAAAGATTTGTGATACCGAATGCAGGAGTGGACATGACTAGTCTTACTGTGTTCGTACAAGAATCTGAGACGGATACTACTGAAGTTGAGTTCACACAGGCAACTGATATCAAGCAAGTATATGCGACAACCCCTGTATATTTCTTAGAAGAGGCATACGAAGGAAAGTATGAACTTGTCTTTGGTTCAGGATCACTCGGTAAAGCACTGAAGAACGGAAACATTGTCAAAGTATCTTATTTGGTTTGTAATGGTGATGATACAAACGGTGCTTCAACATTCTCAGTCGATACATTAAATGTTGGGGTAGATTATACAAAAGCAACCCTGACTGTAAATAAAAACGCAGCGGGTGGTCGTCCGAAAGAAACTATTGAATCAATCAAGTTCAATGCACCTAGAAATTATCAGACTCAGAATAGAGCAGTTATTAGTGATGACTACTCACGAATCATTTTGTCTGAAAACCCTGACATCGAATCTGTAACATCTTATGGTGGACAGGACGCAACTCCTGCTCAATATGGTAAAGTGATTATTGCAGTCAAACCATTTGCAGAAAAGTTTGTCACACAAACAAGAAAGAATCAGTTGAAGCAAACGATTCAAGACAGGACTCCTCTTGCGGTTGATCCCTTGTTTGTTGATGCTGACTACACCTATATTATTCCAGAGATCAAAACATACTACAATATGACAAAGACTACCGATACAACTTCTGCTATCAAGCAAAGTGTATTGGACGCGATCGAAACGTTCTCAACAAACAATTTAGAAAGATTCGGTAACAGACTACGTTACTCAAAGTTTGTTCGTGCACTGGACAATATCAATACTGGAGTCATCCTCAACAACGAAGCAACAATCAAAATCGAAAAACGTATTACACCAAATACAAACAAGAAAGAAAAAGTTATCGTTAACTTTAGCAACCCAATCAGGAAGTCAACATTGAATTCTACTCAATTTACATTCCAAGGGTTTGCGTGTTTCTTGGACGATGATGGAAACGGAAAGGTTCGTATCTATAGGTTCAATGACCAAAAGCAGAAAACAATCGTTCTTGATTCTGTTGGCACGATCAATTATACGACTGGCAATATTGAAATTTCAAATTTTGCTCCGACAGCATATGTCGGTATTGAAATGAAAATATCAGGCACTCCAGACAGACTAGACGTTATTCCTGTGAGAGAACAAATTTTGATTATGGAAAAGGATGAGGCATCTGTTACACTCATAGGTGAAGCAATCTAATGTCTATCGATAAAATATCTTCACTTGTCAAGAATCAGTTTCCAGACTTCTATAAGGAAGAGGGTCCGAAGTTCCTTGCCTTTGTCGAGGCATATTACGAATACCTAGAAGAGTCTGGCAAAATGACAGACGCGGTACGTAATTTAAAATCGTATTCGGATGTCAACACAACTCTTGATGAGTACCTAGAATATTTTATCAATACATTTCTACCTTCTGTTCCATTTGAAGTATTTGCCGATAAAAGACTCATGGTCAAATACATCAAAGAATTTAATAGATCAAGAGGTACCCTTGCGTCATATCGATTATTGTTCAGGGCATTGTACAATGAAGAGATTGATGTTGAGTATCCTGCAGACCAAATATTAAAAGTCTCTGATGGTGATTGGAGACTTGACAGATACTTAATTGCAACTTTTGATCCGGACACATATCAGTTCATTGGTAAGACCATTAAAGGTCAGGAATCAAAAGCAGAAGCACTGGTTGAAGATATCGTTAGAAAGAATGTCCGCGGACGTGATTTGATGCAAATAATTCTTTCTAACATCAAGGGTAAATTTGGTCACAATGAACCTATTCGACTTCTTTCGGACACAGGTACTGGACATTCACCTTTAGTAGAAGCAGGGA